GAATTTATTTACAACATAACTACTGTAGAGAAAGTTGTTGATGGAGATACTATTGATGCAGTTTTTGATTTGGGCTTTGATGTACGGATATGCAATAGAATCCGCCTGCTCGGAATCGACACCCCCGAATCACGAACAAGAGATTTGGAAGAAAAGTTTTATGGAAAATTATCCTCTGCAGCACTCAAATCGTGGGTGCATTGGGCAGTTATGTCAGACAGAGATGATATTGAAATTCAATGTCGATGTCCAGAATCAGACAGTAGAGGTAAGTTTGGTAGAGTACTAGGCGAACTTTGGATTAACTGTACAGAAGATGGGCATGAGTTTGGAGGATGGACAAACATAAACAAATGGATGTGTGAGAGTGGTTACGCAGTTGGATATTTTGGTGGAAGTAAAGAGGAAATTGAAGAGGCTCACATAAAAAATAGAGAACTACTTCTAGAACAACAAAATGTTAAATATATTGGATGAAAACTAATGGCCAAAATACAAATACACAAACCTAAAATACAGATTCCAAAAAATATAAAAAAGTTAAGACAGAACGATGGAAAACTGAATACTGCTGTTGAAATGATAAACGCTTCAGAAGAAGCCTTGTGGAAAAATGACCCTATGGAAGCTCTAAAATTTGAAAGAATCGAAACAAGAAAGAAGATGAACTGGATAGCCAGATTTACTCTTTCTATAATTACATCTGGAACATTTTTAATCTTGTTATATTTGTTGTTTTTTTCAGACCTCAAAGATGGTCATCGCGACTTAATTAATATTTTAGTTGGTGCCTACGTTGGTGTGCTAGCTAAGTCTACGGATTATTGGTTTAAAGATAAGGATGATGCTGAGGATAAAGAATCTCAACAACTCCATAATAATACACCACCAACAGTAAATGGAGAAAAAGAAAATGGCTGACTTTAATGATTTCGGTTTTAGTACTGTCAGTGAAGAAGACTACAAAGCCCAACAAACTAGCGAGGTTAACACAGCAAAGGCAGTAGTTTCTACAGCCACTGCTAGTATGAAACCTGAGTTAGAGAAAATAGAATCTAAGATTGCAGGTCTTACTGATAGTATGAGAGTTCTGAGTGATGAGATGGCAGATAGAAAAGAAGAGCTCAACGATAAGTGGAGTGCCAGAATGAATCAAGTAGAAGAGTTGATTCTTCCACTTCTCAAAAATCTTGCCAAAGATGGTGACAAGAGAGAATGGATTAAGTGGCCTGGCAGGACTGATATTCTTAACAAACAGATTGATGAGATAACAGCAGTTACGAGGGGTGACTTCTGAGTGATTTCATTTACTGAAAAAGCTGTTGATAAAATTCTGAGTATCATGAATGAACAGAAAGTAACTGAAGACACTAGAGTAAGAGTCGGTGTTAGAGGTGGTGGGTGCTCTGGTTTTACTTACACTGTAGATTTTGATAGTAGAAAAAGTAGGTTTGATTTAGAGTTTGAATCGTTTGGCCTTAATGTTTTGGTGGATAAGAAAAGTCATCTGTACATTAAAGGTACAGAAATTGATTGGTCAAATGACTTGAATGATCGCGGATTAAAATTTAACAATCCTTCAGCAAAAGGTTCATGTGGCTGTAGGACTTCTTTCATGCACGAACATACGGAACAAACGAATGACACTAAACCAAGCTGGATGTGAAGTAACGATAACGGAACAGGCAGCAAAAGAATTCACAAGTATGTGTGAAGATGAAAACAAACTACTGGAAAATTCTTATCTTAGAGTTGGTGCAAATTCTGGTGGTTGTTCTGGATGGAAGTATAGTTTAGATTTCAGCGATAGCGTTGATTCTACGGACTTGACATTTGAGCAATATGGTGTTATACTAGTAGTAGATAAAATAATACTTAATGAAATAATTGGTGATGTTGAAGTTGATTATAAAAAGGGCAATTTAATAGAACAGGGATTCATATTTAAAAGACTTAAATATGGTCATGTCTGTGGATGTGGCGAAAGCTTCACACCGATAAAGGATATCCCCGCAGATGGAACACAAAAATTAGGATGGAGTTAAGAGTACCATATTTTCCAGACCCCGATTATACTTTCAAAACAGTGTATACAAAAAGATACAAAGATGGTACAAAAATTTGGCTTGTGCAATTAATTTCAAACAAGAAACATTTAGATAAAAAATAAGTAGGATGGAATGGATTTCAAAATATCAGAAATTAAAATTAAATAGTTGTGGTGGAAATGCAGCGTACAAAAATAAAAGAGGGCAATTAATGGCATATTCAGAAAAAGTAATTGAACATTTTGAGAACCCCAAAAATATTGGTAGTCTTAATAGTAAGGATGACTCTGTTGGTACTGGTCTTGTGGGAGCTCCCGAATGCGGAGATGTAATGAAACTACAAATCCAAGTCAATAAAGAAACAGGAATTATAGAGGATGCCAAATTCAAAACATTTGGATGTGGTAGTGCAATAGCTTCTAGTAGTCTCGCAACAGAATGGATTCGGGGAAAAACTGTTGATGAAGCAATGACACTCGACAATACAAAGATAGTAGAAGAACTTTCATTACCACCAGTAAAAATTCATTGTTCGGTTCTCGCAGAAGATGCAATTAAATCAGCAATCAAAGATTACAAGAGTAAACAACCTACAACCCTACTCAATGCTTAAAGTAGAGAACAATATTCATAAGGAAACCAGATGGCAGATAAGTCTATTACAAAATTAGAAGCGGTGGCAACACCAACTTCTGAAGATTTGGCAATCATAGTTACTAGTGCAGCGACTGAGCCACAGAATAAAAAATCAACTTTAGCAACTTTATTCAACAAAATTCCTACATGGCTGGGACTTTCTACCACTCCAATTGTTTATACTGTTGGTGAAATAGATGTCACCACACCAGTATCATTTCTTTCTATAACTGGTTCTACAACATTCAGTCTTCCGGCTGGTAGTGTAGGACAAATAAAAATGTTAGTATGTACTGTCGCTGCAAGTACACCAGTTGGAGTAGTTACACCTGAAGCTTCTGCCAATGATGGTTATGATGTAATTAATTTTACTAAAGTAGGTCAATCAGCAACTTTAATATATTCAAATTCTGGATGGATTATATTATCAGTAAATACAGAATTTGCAAGAACATCCCGTGCTGGTAATGCTGATATTATTGTAAATGAGGATGACAGTTTGGATGGATTTGTAACAGAAGATAATTCGTTTAGAATAGAAATTGAAATGGCCTCTGTACGAGTTCAAAACCCCGCTTTATTGTTAGAGAACTAGTTTTAAATAGAAAGGTATATAATGGCTTTACAAACTCAAACAGCTAAAGAGTTTTTTGTGAAAATTGAGAATATCGTAACTGATACAAGTATGAGTTACATGGACGCGGTTCTGTATTATTGTGAGTCACATAAGATGGAACCAGAAACTGCCGGTGGTTTAATTAATGGTAAACTCAAGCAGAGAATTCGGGAAGAGGCTGAAGAACTCAACTTCCTTCCCAAAACCGCACGTCTACCCATTTGAAAGGGGGGTTGACAAATATCAAATATATGTTATAATATAACTATACACTGCAAAACAAACTATACATTGCTAAACACTAATACGAAAGGTAGATTATGTCTTTTTCAGATATGAAACAACGTAGTAAAACTAACCTCGCGTCTCTAATCAAAGAGACTGAGAAAATATCCAATCCAAAAACAGGTTTTAGTGATTCAGATGATCGTTACTGGCGTCCAGAGTTGGACAAGTCAGGTAATGGTTATGCTGTTGTCCGATTCCTACCAGCACCAGAAGGTGAAGACTTGCCGTGGGCAAGAATCTGGAATCATGGTTTTCAAGGCCCAGGCGGATGGTACATTGAAAACTCTTTGACTACTCTTGGTCAAAAAGATCCAGTGAGTGAACACAACTCCACACTTTGGAATTCTGGTATTGAGGCAAACAAAGAAGTTGCCCGTAAACAGAAACGTAGATTGAATTACACAGCTAATGTGTATGTTCTTAAAGACCCAGCTCATCCAGAGAATGAGGGTACTATCAAACTTTATCGTTTCGGTAAGAAAATCTTTGACAAGATTAATGACCTAATGAATCCAGAGTTTGAAGATGAGAGTCCAGTAAATCCATTTGACCTTTGGGCGGGTGCGAACTTCAAGATGAAGATTCGTAAAGTAGAAGGTTATTCCAACTATGATAAGTCTGAGTTTGAAGCTTCAAGTGCACTTCTTGAAGATGATGATAAGATGGAAGAGATTTGGAAAAATGAAAACTCTTTGAAAGAGTTGGTAAGTGAAGATAAGTTCAAGTCATTTGATGAACTCAAAGCTAAACTGGATCGTGTTCTTGGTTTGGGTAGTGAGTTCTCTTCACCTAAGACTGTGGATGTTCCATTTGATGGCGGTCAACCTTATACGGCTCCATCTCAACCGGCTGCTGAGTCAACTAGTGACGGTGATGAATCTATGGATTATTTTCAGAAACTAGCTCAAGAGGCTTAATCAATAAAACTAGTGGGGGTTGAATAGACTCTCACTAGTTCATCTGTAGTGCTCTTACTGTAGACTCATTAGTTCTTGAAGGTTCGGGTATAGAAACCGCTGTTGTTTGACTACTTCTCATACTATTATCTACATTATTATTGTTGACGATAATTGGAGCTCCACCACTCGAATTTCCCGCAGAAACATTTTCCTGTGATTTAATATTAAAATCCAATGCTTTCATAAACATTTGACTTCCTGTTATTAATTTTGTTGATATTGCATTAGCAGCTAAACCTGTGGAATTTACAGCTGCAAAAGCACCCAACCCTCTAGCAAGATTAAAAATACCACCACCTAATGCTGTAAGTCTATCTGCATCGATAGATTTATCTTTAGATATTTCAGCAAACACATGAAGCGGG